TTGTGCTAACGGTATATTAGAACGTGTAAAATCTTTGGTACTCTATGGAGACCCCCTGACCGGCAAAACTACGTGGGCCAGGTCATTAGGAGAGCATGTCTACAGCATGAGACAGCTAAACTTGAAAGAGTTAGTTGCTAAGCAAGCTACTGCGCACTACGCGGTGTTGGATGACGTTGACATCAGGTTCTTCCCAGGCTATAAGGAGTGGTTGTGTCAGCCGTACATTAGCGCAAAGCTGCTGTACAAGGACGTCACAAACATAAAGTGGGGTAGGCCCTCGATTTGGTGCACAAACAAGGACCCACGAAACATTATCTGGGCTGAAATCAACAAAGGCAACCCGCTATGGACTGAGGAGGATATCCAATGGTTGGAAGCAAATTGTATTTTTGTATCTGTCTGCAAAGACGAGCCCCTCGTTACTTTTCATGCCAGTAGAGAGTAGCATTAGAGTCAATGCGAATGATATCACCAGATGCCGCATTAGCGCCAGGGGTGAAAAGATCCATCACAAAGTAGTTGCCCATGCCCTGTTTGTTCTCCACGCTGTAATAACTGCCGTTTTCGCCGGCTCCAAGTTCGTCATCGTCATAAATGAGATTGCGATTCATGGGATGCCATAGCTTCATCTCGCGAACCATACCGGCAGCATTGCCAGAGGTATATTTGAATGTCTTGTCGAACTTGACATTGATGCGAGAAGTATCGAGAGGGGCGATGATTGGATCCGTCCAATCCTGGAGAACTCGGCCCTTAAAGATAAGGCCATACAAGTTGCCGGAGTATTGAGGATTTTTGTTAATAGTGAGATTGAGCCACAGGCGTTCAATCCCATTAGAGGTGTCGGCATACGTCGTATTCGGCACGACAGGTGCCGCATCTGTGCCAGCCACATACTCTAACGGACTCTTGTAGGTAAAACAAATCCGGCGGTGAAACCAAGGAATACCGGAATATGTTTGAATACGAACGTGCTCAGAAAGCCCACGCATGTAGCAAGTCGTTGCAGTGCGTTCGGCCGTATTGATGATAGCGTTGCCACCATTGCCGTTGGCGAACAAAGACTGAGCGGTAGCGTTCCAAAAGAACACACCACAAGGCTGGTTCGCTGACGTTGAGGCGCTGCCGGAAACAAAGGCGGGGGCGATGCCTAGCGCATTAACACCCAGCCCATCAGGGTTGGTGTTGGACCAGCTGAGCATTCCATTACGTTTCTTGCGGCTGGTCACGTTGAGGATCGATCGTTTTGATCGGAATCGGCCTCGGGTGGCAGGGCGTCTTGTAATTCTTCGACTAATTCGTTTAGAGCGTCCTGTAGTCCGGCGACGAAATCTAGTAGTCGTTCGACGAGGTCGTCTGCGATAGGCCATGGCGTTGCTGGGGTTGGTTGAGGCATTTTGGATAGTGCCTCAACATTTTTTTTGTTGAGGGAAGGGGCCTATATATAGGTGAGAGTGTGCCCCGTGTCCTGCTATAATATTAGTTTGCAGGACACGCTTTTGGGGCACGCAATGCTATTTGTCAACAGCCGATATGTCTTACTCACCTACGCCCAATCCGGAGATCTTGACCCCCACCGTGTGGTGGAACATCTTTCAAGTCTTGGAGCAGAGTGCATCATTGCAAGGGAAAATCATAAGGATGGAGGCGTTCATCTTCACGCTTTCGTCGATTTTGACCGAAAATTCCGATCAAGAAACATTCGTGTCTTCGATGTTGACGGCAAGCATCCAAACATCAGTCCATCTCGTGGAACACCAGAGAAGGGTTATGATTATGCAATCAAGGACGGAGAGGTTGTTGGAGGTGGGCTCGAACGACCACAGCCGCGCGGAGGACTCAATCACGGATCTCATTCTATCCGGAACATCGGCCCGCTCTGTGAGAGTGTGGAGGAGTTTCTTGGAGCTTACGCGGAACTGGATTTCGAACAACTCGTCCGATCCTTTTCTAATGCTCGTGCCTTCGCGGATTGGTACTTTCGACCTGAACCGGAGCAATACCGTAACCCCGAGGGAGCTCATTTCTCCGATGGTGAATTGGACGGAAGAGCTGAGTGGCTACGACAATCTCGTATTGGATTGGGAGACCCACACATAGGTGGAGGTGAGTACTGGGCTGGGTGTTATAGACGGGAGTCTTTCGGAAGGGACCCCCACCGGGCTCCGCCCGGTCGTCGGGCCCGTGGGGACCCCCCCTTCCTACAGCTCCCTCAGTTCATATCTTGAATGGGTTGTGCTAACGGTATATTAGAACGTGTAAAATCTTTGGTACTCTATGGAGACCCCCTGACCGGCAAAACTACGTGGGCCAGGTCATTAGGAGAGCATGTCTACAGCATGAGACAGCTAAAC